TTCAAGCCCCTGCGCTATCCTGTCAAGCGTATCCCTCCCGGGATCATGGTATATTTTCCTGTCTTCAAACAGGCTCTCGACCGTATCACGGTCATACAGCACATATGACGTGTCCAATCTTGCGCCCTTTTCGACCTCATACGTGCCATAATTGTGATTCAAGGCATAAACGTCAGGCATCTTCTTGCTTACTATCTCACGTGCCATCTGATTGACGTTAGACAGCTCCTGCGCTATCACCCGTTTCTGCTCTTCCCATCGTTTGCCTATGGCTATCTGACCGATTCGCCAGTCATTATACTGCGTTTGGGTCTTTACACCGTCCTTGACCCACTGCTGCCATATCTTATCTTTGGTCTCGAACCGACGCAAATAATCGTCAAGCGTATTTTGTATCTCTTTCTCCGCTTGACGGTATTCCTTTGTTATTCGCTTTTCGAGAGCCTTAAGTATGGCTTCGGTCTCTTTGTGCGCTTCATCCATTTATCTGTCTCTTTTTCCGTGCCAACATACCTTGTATCTGCTGAATCTGATTAAGCGCATCCTGTATCTTAAACTTTGCATCCTGCTTTTCTTCGGATGACATAGTGCGTATCTTGTCCAGCATAGCCTTGATCTGTGTCTCGGCTTCTTGTGTAGCGGCTGCTATAGCTTTCTGCTTGGCTGTGTCTATCTTAGTTGTGGTCTTGCTACTTGCCGCACTCACTTTTCCACTGCTTGCCTTGCTGCCGCTTGACTTTCCACCCGTTTTACCGCTTGATTTACCGCTCGACTTTGCCTGTGCATACCGTGGGTCGTTCTTCAGCTTGCCTATCTCCGTTAGAGCCTTATTCTGATACTCCTGCCGTATAGCATTCCGCTCCGCTGGTGTCTTGGCTTTGGCAATCGCAGCGTTCATTTCAGCCTTGATATTCTCCTTGATTAGTGCCGCCTGCATCTTCCCGGCATCGTTAAGCCCGGATGATGAAAGCCCTACAAGGCTTGTAGTCTTTGTGGACGCTTTCTTTTTCGTGCTCTTCTTTCTGCTTTTTTTAAGCCCCTTTTTGCGATACTTCATGTAGTATTCGTGAGCTTTAGCCGCATCGTAAGCCATATCACAGTTCCTCCATGAGTGCCTTAAGCCTATCCACTATCTGCTGAATAGCATCATCCTCGGGCATATCTTCCGTGCCCTCTTCCATATCCTCTTCCATACCTTCTTCTATTTCCTCATCAAGCACACCTCCCATTTCGAGTTCATCAGCATCCTTGCGCTCCAATATCTCCTCTATCTGGTCTCCGTCACCCAACAGATTAAGTATCTTGGTGGTGACATATTCGTCGTCGAGTGATTCCGCTGCCATAAGAACCGTATTTACCTCTTCTGTGGTATTGGTAAGTCTGTCACGGGTGAACGTCGGGTTATCTTCTATGCCTGCAAGATTAAGTATGCCCTGTATGAACTGTATAGCGTTATATTCCAGCTCCGTGGCCTGCATATCGAGTGGCATCTGTGCCGCCTTGATCTGTGCCGTGACCGTGGCTCCGCTCACTATGCTCCGCAGATCGAATGCTCCAAAATCCTCATACAGATCATCCTTAAGCCGTGTCAGTATGGCTTCTCTTGACTGAGTGGGTGCTTCTACTGAATGAGCGTCTACCTTTGCGCCCTGATCTTCCGTGACCGCAGCATGGAGCTTCTTCATTTTATCCACAAACTCAACCAAATCCGAGTCGGTCATACCGGGTGCATTCTGTATAGCCCAATATATATAGCTGGCTTCTTCTACCGTGTTGGCAAAGCCGGATTTCATTAGGTCGTAGCAGTCGATACTCTCTCTTGACCCTACCAACACGCTCTGACGCTTCTGGGGGTCTCTGTTTGAGAAGAATGGTACTATCGGGAATGTGGGGTAATTCTCACCCTCGTATATGACATCCTCTTCGTCTGATGGCTTGGTGGCCTTGATGATATATGCCTGCTTATTTGACCTTACCTCTCCCTCTCCGTCTTTCCACATATAACCTGTATAGCCGTCTTCTTCATACAGCACAGCCCTCAATGGTCTGTTCTCGTCAAGCTGCCAGAACCTTATTCCTGCTCGGAGTGCCCCGGTCTCCTCGTCATACATCGGTACATACTCGGTATACTTAAACACGTCTATGTGATCCAAGTTAAAGAATCCGTATGCCTCACCATCTACAAGTGACACATGAGCGGCATACTTAAGCTGGTTATCGAAATTCTCGCCAAGCGCATCTTCTGTGCCCTCGTTCTCCCATGACACACCGTTGCCTAGCAGATATATAACTCTCTGATCCACGAAAAAGGGAAATCGAGCTGATACCAACTTGAATCCGTCACCTGTCGGATCGTGTACCGCTCGTCCTGTCACATCATATATCAGCTTCTTGTACTCATTGATGGTCACATTCTGCTTTGCGTCGTACTTCTCCGCTATCCGTGCCGTCCTGTACATTTGGCTTGTCTTGTGCTTCTCGATTGCGCTATAACAAAATGCCATTCGCTCCTTATCGCTCTTGCCTATAGCAAGCAAGTCCTGATATGTAATCATAATGTTCCTCCTATCATCCACTGTGATGGCTTTCGTGGCTGTGCTATCCGCATGGTCTTAACAAAATATCTCGTCTCGTCCATAGCGTGATCGTCTATCTTAACGGGCTTGTCTTCGCCCGATGTATCATCCCATACATACCCCTGCGCTTCTTTCTTCCAGCTCGCACAATCCGGGGATATCTTAAGCAGTCCTTTCTTTAGTGCTGTAGCCGTCTCCCTTATCCCGTCTGCCACGGCATTGTCCGCAGGAATAACCTTGTATTTGCCCCTTTTCCGTAACAGAGTGATAAATGATGCCGCCGACGGGTCTATGATCGTCCTTATCGGTGCGGCTATATCCCTTGTGAATGCGTCTACATCCTGTGCGTATTCCTCGTCGGTCTTCTGTATGCCCGTATTCCTGCCGCTGTAATAGTATTCTCGCTCCCTGTACCATTTATCCCCGTGCTTGCCGTACAGTCCGCACGAGAAAGCATTCTGTGTACCGTAGTCCATTGATAATACATACTGCTCCGCTGCCCCGTCTGGTACTTCCTCTATAGCATCAAGATACATCGGATATATGAGACCTTCGGCTTGCGTCCACTCACCTTTGATGTAGCGTCCGTAATATACTGTTCCCTCGTATTCCTTGCACAGATTCTCTACGAACTCGGGCGGCAGGAATGGATTGTCGAATATTGTATAGTGCTGTATATACGCATCTATCTCGGGGTTATCAATAAATTCCTTAAGCCAGTGTACTGGGCTTTCGGGGTTGCAGGATCCGTCAAATCTCGAATACGGCTTATCCAATCGGGATTGAAGCATAGCGAATACTTCCTTGTTCCACTTGGCTATCTCGTCTCCGTAGCAATACTTGACCGACATACCCTGTATCTTTGCAACCTGTGTTATCTTCTCGGCACCGAGGCAGTACACATCCTCTCCGCATATCCGTGCTATGTTCCTGCCGTTGATAGTTCCCACAAGCCTGTCGGTGTACATTTCCCTCATTGGCTGAAGTACGTCTCTCTCTATTGTTTCACGGCTTACTCCCAATATAAGATTAAGGCCGCTTTCCCCGTGTACGTCCCGGAGTCTTTGAGGAATCATATAGTTAACATCAACATACGATTTACCCGATCGGACAGCTCCGACCTTCATGTTCCATCGAGCGTTGGCATTGCGGATATACTCATTCTGTTTCGCTGACAGACGCATCTTTTACCTCTGCAAGTATATCGTCCAGCTTATTAAGGGCTTCTTTATCCTCATACTCTATGCTATCTCTCTGTCCGAGATATTGCTTGCCGAGCCATATCGCCATAGCCGCTGATTTCTCTGATAGCCGGAACTGATTCCGACGGAGGCTCATTTTCCCGGAGGCCGAGTGCTTTTTAAATGCGTCCGCAAAATTCTCGCCCAGCTCTCTCTTACACCATCTCTCCACGGTGTCCTCGGAGCAGTCAAAGAAACCAGCGATCTCGCTCAATGAGCATTGGAGTCCGCACAGCTTCTTGAAGTTATCAACATCTATTTTCTTTTGGGGTCTGCCTCTCTTTGCCATTTTCTTCACTTAATCTCCTGCCGCACATTGGACAAAAGTTTATTTTTATCTCTTTGTTAAGTACGCACTCATCTCTGTCTTCATCATCTATTTCGTGTTGCACATCTGCATACAGAATGCCGTCATATCCTCTAATTCCTACGCTCGTGTTTATATATACGGTATCTTCCGTTTAAATAAAAAAACAAAGCATAATAAACTGTCCGTCCGGCTCATGACTTCCGTTTGTGACAGTTTACCTGCTTTGCAAAGCTTTCTTCTCTTTTATTTTATACCATTTCCGCTGTTTTTACAAGATTTTGTGCATTATGTGTTATTTTTGCAATTTATCTTGCCTTCTTATTTTCCCTCTATCCTCCGCCGGATTGCATCAAGTATGAACTGGTTTATGCTTTCTCCTGCTTTGTCTGCTTCTGCTTTGATCCGCTCATGGTTTATCGGGCTATCCTTGCGGACGCATACATTTATGCGTTTATAGGCTTTAGAATCATATTTTTTATTGGCTTTGTATCTCGCTTCTGTAATTTTCATACGTTCCCCTTAAATATAAAATAAAAGTGTAATATATCATGGCTTCACCCTAATCACATTATACACCCACATCAATTTAGACGCAATGTAATTTTTTTGTCAGCATTTGCAAGGGTTTGCGGCTATTTTCAAAAAAATCTTATTTTGGGGGTTGACGCGTATACTTGTGTGGGTGTATACTCGTCTTATCAAGAGGACAAGCACCAATCACCCAGGAGGAAAAAACAATGACAAACGCAGAAAAAAAGTTATATTCAATACTTGCCTTTGATGATCCAAATCCTATTAAAGATAGGGAAATGGACTATCTCACCGAGATCACAGGCAGGAGTGGAAAGAAGATACTCCACTATCTTGATACCGTCAATGATGTAGCGGTATACATTGATACGCTCGAAGAATTGAGCGAACAGGAAAAGGAAAACGAAATATATTAAGGAGGCAACCATGGACGAGGGATTATTGATATACATTGATAGCTTGGAGCAGGGAGAAGCTAAAACCCGTGATGAATGGATTGAGATAATCAGGCAGGAAGAAAATGATCTTGCCAATCAGGATGAAAGATTTATCAGGCTTTCAGAAAATGAAATCAAAGTCATATTAGACACACTGGAAACAGACGGATATATAAAGCATTGATTGAGAGGGGCAAGCAATAGCCCCTCTTTTTTATACCGAAAAATATGATCTCGAATAGTCAATGCCACCGGGTAACATGAGATAATTTAGCCGCTGGATCTCCCCTTTGAGCTGGGTGATCTTGTCGTCTGTGATATACGGTTGTTTAAAAAAATCCCTTGCTTTCATTCTGCCTCCTTAAGCTCAAACATTTGATATATCGCATTTGACAGGCATTGTACTAATGTTTCGTCGCAGGACAGCTCATTCTGCCCGATCATCACCAGTATGCCATGTAGTATCTCATGGTAGAGCGTTTGCTTTTTAAGGTCTGCCGGGAGCGATTTCTTGATGTATATGGTCGCTTGTGAATACACTATCTCTCCGTTGACGATCCCTTCCGCTGCCTCATCAATGACCTCTACCTCCTTGACCTCAAAAGCTATCCCCATAATGTCGATACTCATTCTGTACCTCCGTAAATGTATTTATCTATATCGTAGTGTCTTGGACAGTTCTTGCATTCGTCCATGATATCTCTGCTGTCTGTGTACTGATCTACCCGACCCATGCAATATGTACCGTCTGCCTCTTCTACGGCATTACCGCCCTTGCAGTTATTGTGATGGATTTTTTTCATTTTGCGTCCTCCTTTGGTGTGAACATTTCACACATACTATCTTCGGTCACTTCCTGTATCCATCCGTCTCTGTCCATGTATAGCAGGACATTACAGGCATGGGATTGCTCGAAACCTTGACCATGTTTAAAGTTATGCTTTAACGGATGGAAGTATTTACAGTTTTTGCATTTATCAGTCATATTTCCTCCTGCATTTGCTTTAATACTTCTGTGATAGCGTCAAAGTGTCTACCCGTCTTGTTATTTGCCAGTCCGTCGTTATTACTCAACCACAGAGAGCCAGTTCCATCTTCGTTTAATACGTAAGGTCTCGGCTGCAAAGCTATTACTATTCCCTTGTCTCCGTCTATTTTTACCTCATCCCCGACCTTGATTTCATCCTGCTTATCTCCTATTGCTTTCAGTTTAGCTATAGCTTCTGATGCTGAATTACTCATACCTAAATCCTCCACTCCTCTATCAAGTGCTTACCACACTTCCTGCAAATATATTTTTCATACATTATTATTTGCCCATGCTTCTTGTAATAATCTTTGTGCATAAACGCATATTTATGGTCGCATAATAATTGTTTTAGCCATTTAATCATGAATTATCCTCACTCTCTCATCAATATCGCTATCAATAATGTGTATCTTTTGATTGACTCGGGGTTCATTCACGCTTTCTACCTCCTGCCCGTGACTTGCCTGTAGCAATCATCACATATGAATCCATACTTTGTCCGGTGAAAGATTAAATACTTTATAGCTGATTGGGTGTCGTGAACTAAAATAGTTTCGCCATTTACTGTATGACTATCTCCTGTATGTGTAACATGTGTGACACTGCATCTATCGCATCTAGCAGTATATTCAAAACATCTTAATACATTAAATCCCATTCTATTCTCACCCGCCCTCCTGTGGCTCAACCATCTTTGCGCCACAATTCGGACAATAGTTATGTGGTCTGCCATTCATTAAATCCACATCTCCATAATCACATTCAGAACAATGTGCGTGTTCATGTGCCTTATCAACAAATATCCACTCCCCTGTCTTTGGCTGTGGTGTGATAACCTTTTTAATTTCATCAATCACTTTATCCATTTCATCATGTTTTTCACCAAATCCAAAAGCCAAGCCTAATTGAAATGCTTTTGCTCCCTCTTCGTATTTCGGCTGTGGTGTGACAATAGGTAATGCTTCAATGGCATCTACTCCAACAACTTCAATCCTACCATACTCTTTTGTATCAACTTCAAAGGCTTCATCAAGTAGTGACTGTCTGTTTATTGCATCCTCGCACGGCTCTTGATCTAATGCTTTGATTATTTCTTCTTGCCTGTCATACGGACACCATTCTCTGATATAGTCTTTTGCTTCTTCTCTTGTCATATTCCCTCCTCTAACATCCTCCGTATCTTCTTCCGCTGGTAGTACCGTTTCCACCTTTCCTTTCCCTTATCGGTCTGATCGTACCGCTTCTGTGCAGCCTTGCCCTTCTCTGAGTGAAAGTATTTCTTTTGCTTGGCTCCGTATGATGTACCTATCCTCGGCTCGGGTGTGCCGTATCTCTCTGAGAGGATAAGAGCATCTA